ATAGGTTTTCTCATACCATTTCAAGGCAATTTTCAGCCGGTTTGCTTGCTCTGGAGTCAAAGACTCTCGGAAACTGAATCGGCGCCTGGCCGGGATGCTGGTGAGAGGATGAGCCCGCTTAATGCTCCTTCTCAGGGTTCTCCCCGTTGCCCCAGGGTATGTGTAATATTTATCCAGGTATTTTTTAGCCGCTGTTAAGTCCCCGTACTTTAAAGCCTGCCGGTAATAATACAAGGCATTGCTGCGGTTTGTGGGCCGCCCGGATGGTCGATCGGTGCCCTGTTCGTCCAGCCAATCAAAGACAGCCTTTCTGGTATCATAATAGGCCTGCTCTCCTGGGTCCGAGGTGTAGACCAGCAAGGACTTGATATCAGAAAGAAAGTGCTCCGCCATGTTTTTGCCGCGCCCTGGCTTGCCTGCTGCCATACGGTACATGGAATCAAGCGAGAAGGTTCTCAACACGTTTTCAACCCGGTCCCGAATGGGCCTGGGGGAAAACACGTCCGGATAGGTCCGGTATCCGGTCGCACTCTCGAATAATAGTTTAGGTTCTGGGCGGATACCCTGAACCGCTCTATTTAACAGCGCTTTGGGCGCGTCTGTGATCTTGTCTTGAATGGTGGCCTTACCTTTCGCAACGTCGACAATGTCCGCCGGCCAATCTTCCAGGCCGAAAAATGATAGGGCATCAGATAAGGCGCCCTGAAACCTGATTGTCATAATAGTTCCATCTTCTCGGCGCCCCAGTATCAAATGCATCTGCCGGCGCTTGGCTTCTCCCAGCTCCTCCCATTCGTCACGATGAGCAAGCATGTTCCAGAGAGTTACCATACCCATAAGAAGATTGGCCTTGATCAGAAGTTTAACGCTCCCTTTCGCCATTTTTAGCGATAGGATCCCGGCAACGCGCTTACGCAGATCCGCAGCGTCCGAGTGCCTATCTTCGGATCTTAGGTTTCTCATCAAATAAACATACCTGGGAGCGTTAATTTCGATCCAGGAATAAAACGGAATCAGCCGGCGCCGGATATATTGGCCTGCTGCGGAAATATTGCCGTAATCGCCGATCAACTCGCGTGCCAGTTTGGCCGCCCGATCGTCCATATCTTTAATGTTATCGATCTCATGGACTTTAGAGGCGCCATATACCGCATTACCGGCTTTGAGTTGCTCTCGAAACCATCGGTAAGCCGCGAGACGAAGGACGTTCTCGCGTAGGACCGTTGTGCCCTTGGCCTTCTCCCAATAGCGCATGGCAATACCCGGTTTTTCACCCAGGAGCACATTCCGGACAAATTTATCCATGCTCATAATATTGAGCACGTCCTCAACTTCCTGCACGGCAAAACCTGAACCGATCACGCCTTTACGCCGGGCGTTATTGATTTCAGCCTGGATATCGGCGGGGAGCTCTCCGCGTTTCATCCATTTGCGAAGATCATTGAACGCTTTTCCCATACGAGCGGGCGTCGCGATCCCCGGCGCGTATGCCAGAGTAATATCCAAGTCGCCGGACATATTGTTGACATTATAGCGGGTCCATCGGCGCGGGTTTATCAGTATCCACATTTTCCATGCACTAATCGCCCAATCCGCCACACGTCCCAGGGAATTGGCGTCCGGATATCTTCTGAAATTATCCATTGTCGATGCCAGACCCTTGGGCACAACCCAGGTAAGATCCCGGCCGCGGGCAAGAGCTTGGCGGACATCCTTGTCTTCAAGCGCCTTTTCGCCGGCTATGATCTTTTGCAAGATATCGTCCGCAACGGTATTGGTCCAGAACCACCCTTTGCCTGGAGTCGGTTTCCATTCGATATAATTTTCCGGAATGATGTTCTGATAGGTGATGAAGTCGTCTCCCAGGTATCCTTTGATCGTTTTGTTCCTGCCTTGGATAGCCTTGAAAATAGTTGCCGCCCAATTCGACCCGGGCAGGCCTCTACCAACCAGGTATGAGAGGAAAGCAAAATAGCGGGCGTCTGAAACATCTCCCAGCTCGTTGGCGCCCTGCTGTTCTTCCTCGGATAGCTTTTTATAACTATATTTCTCGGCCAAGGCGTCGACGACATCATCCCACTCGGAGTTGACGTTCAGATCGTCATTGTGGGCCATTTTCTCCAGGCCGGCGCCGGCCATGGCGATATTTTGCCTGAATGGGAATAGCGGGTCCAGCTTGACGGGGTCCTGGTGGATCTCGGCCACCGTGATTTTTTGATTATAGAGTGCTGACAGGTTTTCCGCTGTCTTCACATAAAACTTTTTCAGGTTCTCGAACTTTGCCGCGGTCTTTAAGTCCGAGTAAATATCGGATATGTTTTTAATTCGCTCCAGGGTCCGTGCCGTCTCAATTTGCGCGAGCTGCTGTGATAATGCGGCGAATTCGGCCTCAACGTATTCGGTGTTGTAATCAAGCATCGATCCCTTACGAGCTGTCATCCAGGGGCGCCAATGGGTACGGACATCGGCGCTGCTGGTCCCGATAGTCTTCATTTGATTACCGGCCCAATATGACAATACCTGATGGTGGAAATAATCCTTGTGTTTCAGAACCTCTTTTTTAAGGACTTTGTATTTCACCATCTCCTTGACCAGGCCGTTGATATAGCTGCGACGATCGCTTATCGCCTTTCTTATCGAGGGGGCCTGGTCAGCTAACTGCTCGAAAGTATCAAAGGTGTCTTTGATTTCCTGGGTGCTTTTAAACCCAAATGGTAGGGTTTCACCCTCTTTTAATCCGCGATCGGTAAGGAGCTCGGTTTCAATATCCCGTATCATGTCCGAGAGAATAACGTGGATTCTGAATACCTCGTATTGGTCCTGGGTGAGGTTTTTGGTGAATTCGATCACCTTCCGCGCTGCCTGATCCTTGGCGGACTCGGGTACTTCCTGATGCTGCCTAAGAATATCGGATAGCTTATCTTCCTCGGCAACATTGCCGATTGTGTAGATGTCTGGGAAATGGTGTTTTTGGGCTTTCACGAAAGCAATCTTCTCCTTGGCGCTTTCGATCCATGATTTCTTGGGCACACCTCGGGACTGGGCGAATCTGTGTTTAACGTCCTCTGGCAGGCGCCCCACGACATCGATCGATCCTTGTTTCTTCATAAACAAGGGCATACCTTCATAGAGCGCCTTGGCCTTCATTTCGGGAGTGATTGGGAGCGATAGTACTTTAGTCTTATCAGACAGGCTCTTGAATGAGGTGGGCCTTGTTTCGCCTGCTTCCGTTCTCTGCCCGGTGATCTCAATTTCCGAGACCCCAACCCGCGCCTTGCCCCAGGCCGAGGTGCCAAATAGCTTATTGAGCTTATTGGGTAGCATTTTGTCGTAAAATTCCAACATGCCCTTGCCGCCGATATCAAGGTCCAGGCCCTCTATTACGCCTTTATTGTCCGGCATTTCCATAATACGCTTGGCAACGTCTTTGCCCACAACATCATCCAGTTGTTTGTCCTGGAATTCAGTCATGGAGGAATTGTCGATCTTGCCGGCTTTATTAACTCCCAGTTCGACGGAATATTGTCGTCCTCGTTTTAAAATGATGCTAACTCCATAATCTACCTCCCCGGTTACTGCGTGCGTTCGAGGGACCACCTCAACCCTCTTGACTACCCGGCTCAGGTTATACCGCGTCTTCTGTGCCTCTCCAGGTGTCCAGGAAATCTTGTCGAATTCGTTTTCCGCAGCATATCTAACCATCCGTTTCATAATCAGCATGGGCCATGCTTTTTTAAATGGAGCGTCTGGGACACCTTCCCGCCTGTCATGGGATATGTCGTTCATTTCTTGCTGGTCTGCTAAGGTGGCATTGCCCGCCTTGGCCTTTTTGCGTAATTCTGCAATCCGTGCATCTTTTTCGTCTTGACTTAGTTTCCTCAGCCTATACCCTTTATCCCTCCCCCTCTGATGCCAGTCGGACTGCACTTCCTCCAGGAATAAAATCTTTTCTCCGTCGGCATCGATGCGGGTATTGAAACGGACATGAGCAACCACGTTTTTAACATCGCGCCAATGCTGGTGGGTAAAAATATCCTTTTTATCATCTTTCCTTCGGGATACATCCCCGCGCCAACGGTCATCTTCTGACTCAAAATGCTCCAGCTTTTTAAGGTCGATGGCCTCCAGTTTTAGCCTATTGTCTTTCTGCGCCCATCCGTCCCCGTATTTTTCCCGCATAGCTATTTGAAAGACTTCCCACTGTTTTTTTATAACCTCGTAACCTGTCGGTTTTACCGGCAATGTCAAAAGGAGCTCGCGGTAATCCTTCCCGCCTGGTAGCGTTAATGAGTGTTTATTATACAGGGGCTCGGTCGGGCCGGGGGGGGCTTCCTCTCGGATAGTTTCACCCTCGTTAAAATCGACCATAGCTTCAACCTCGTTTAGAACGTATTGTTCGACGGCAATTTTAGCCTCTGGCAAGGAATCGTAGACATCCATCCCCGCTACTTCCTGCCACGGCTGCCCGTCCTCAGTCACCAGAAAGACGGTGGACCCACGCGCAAACTCGGGCCTTATTTCAAATTCCAGGGACTCGCCGTTTGCTTCGTTTTCAAAGGTTGCCGTATAATAAGGCTCGGCCGCGTCCCCCTGTTCGTCCCAGTCCATCTCCGCCATTTCTTTAATGGCATCGTCTTTCAGATCGTCCGCCCAATCTTCGGCCACGTCCTTGGCGGCTTCCTCCTCCTCATAGGTGCCCACCGTGTCTCCATCTACGTCCAGGGTCCAGGTCTCGTCCCACTCGCGGCTCATTTCAAATGTGTGAACCTGGCCGCTAACAGGGTTGGTCCATTCCGTATCGTAATGATCCCCGGTGAACATTGGCCAATTAATGAACCTATTGGTAAGGTGGTCCTTTATCTTTTTATCAGGATCGGTCCAATAGCTGATTTCCTCCAGCTTCACATTGTTTTCGTCCAACCAGGCAAGCAGGCCCTTGCTACCATCGCGCTTGATCTTGCCTTTCTGGGTTTTCAGCCACTCGCGCACGCCGGACCATTCCAGTTCTTCGCTTTTGATTTTGCCGGAATTGGCCATTTCTTTAAGCGCCCGTAAATATGACGATACGGTACCGGACTCGGGCAGGCTCTTTTCGATGGTGGCCGCCATTTGTGAATACCACATATCGGCAAGCGCCGGCATCCGGTCAAAAGCGATCGGGGGGAATACCGACGCCGGTTGACCTGTTCTGACGTACTGCCGTGCGCTTGCCAATAGGGCTCTTATCTCAGTATCCGAAAATTTCAGGTTGGGATTAATATTTCTCATCCATTTCCGGATCATTGCTATTACGCGATCAATCCACTTGGAATCTGGGTTTGTTTGTGCCTCGCGTGCCAACCATTCATCAGCCGCCGCCCGCCGGCCCTCTTTGGTTTTTAAATCGAATCCATATTCCGTGGCAATGGCGGTGATTTCGGACCGCTTGGCCATATAGACGCGATCCAGCGTGCTGTCCAGCTTATCTCCCAAAATGGAACGTATGCCAAAATGGCCCATTATCTCATGGAAAAGAGCTTTGACGGCTTCGTGCCGGTCCTCGATGTTTTCGGCCACCAGGTAAACCCGGCCATCGAAAACCGCGGCGACGACGATATCATTTGTGGCGCCCTGCTCTTTCAGGTAGGTTTTCACACCAGGAGGCAAGCTGGATTGCCTTCCCAGGACCGTAACCCCTGGGCGTGTCTTCATTTCAGATAGGAAAGGATCGATGTTGTCTTGTACCGCCTGCCTGCTCATGGGCGCCTTGGGGCGTGAGACCTTGCGCGAAAACAGGATATTTTTTTCATTAACCAGGCTTTGGAAATAGTCGGTTGCTACTAATTCAACATCCCGCCTCCATACCTCCAAAATTCCCTTATCAGCCATTGATACATGATCGATGAGGATTTCATGCACGGTGCCACCGAAATGCTTGGCTTGCTGAACCAGTGCCTTTAAGTATCGGCCCCGCGCTTTGGATAGCTTGCCGCTCTTATCAGCGCTTTTCAGGTTTATAACCATTGCCATGGCGTTGTGGCGGTCCAGCTCGCTAATCACCCGAGCGGTAAACTCTTTCTCGTTTTCTCCCTTGCCCCAGGGGACGAACCCCAGGTCTTGATTTTTAGCGCCCAACAACATGATACCTTCCATGTCGTGATAGGTCTTCTTTAGATGCTTTATTGCCTCTACTGAGTTAGTTGGGCCTTGCGAAAGCCCGCCCGTATCAAATCCCCGTACAGGAGTTACGAACCGCTCGCCTACCGGTAATTTCGTGGTGAGATTTTCCCGGACCCGCTTTCTCATTTCGGGGGTTAGCGGCCGCCTTTGGTAAATCGTGCCGAATTCGTCAAATGGATCGAATTTTATATACGACGGCGGGTTATCAGCTATGATGACTGCTTCCAGCTCAATGCCTCTCATTTTGGCAACGCTGGAGATCATCCGGCCTGCTGCATGATCCTCTCGGCTCGGCTCGGTAGATCCGGACGGGTGTTGATGGATGAAATAAACCTTGTGGCCGCCGTTCGACTTCAGCAAAGTTCCCCCGGTCTCTATGACAGGTATCGAGGCGCTTGACATAGTGCCCTTGGATACTTTGTGGATCTGAACAACATTGGCCTTATTGTCCACAACAATAGTATAGGCCTCCTCAGCGCCCTTTCTCAGGAGGAAGGAAACGAGTCCGGCCGCTTCCTCCGCGTTCCGGATCTTGGTCCCGTAATGGGAGATATCCCCGGTGGTCTCCAGTTGGACGGTCTGGCGAGGATCAGGAAGTTTCGGCGCCGCTTTCTTGGCCGCTTTCTTTTCGCCCTTGTCGGTGAAAAGATTTTGCTGATTGCCGCCAAACAGCGTCATTTGTACCTGTTTACCGTGCCCAAACAGATTATTAATATCCTTGGGCTCGCTGATGGTGGAACTTGTCAAAGTAGGTCCGGCGTATGGCTTTGAGACATTGGTAACAGTAGAAAACTCTATAACGTTATCCATGGCCGCCGCCGCATTTTTCCCGGTAGGTACGAAATAGCGGGTTTTATGGGCGATTGTCTCAACGATAATTCCCCATTTCTCCAGGTTGTCAAAATCATCATAATCCGGTCCGAATAGCTCGATCCTTTCGTCTCCGGAGACGGTCTTTTTCTTGATCTTCCAACGATTCGCGAGGCGGACCGTCGCGTTCTCGTCCATGATGTCTTTCACCAGGTCTTTGCCGCTGTAATCCGTCGCCTTTTTTGTCGCTCCCAGGTTGGTAAGCACAAAATCAATATTGTTTTGGGGAATGACCAGGCCTAAAAACCGCTCGCCGGCGTCGGTCTGAAGTCGGTGTACGGTAGAGGCGCCGCCCAATCGATCCCAGATCGGCAATAATGCGCCGGTCATAAGGTGGCTTTCCCGGGTGATGGTGGGTGAGGTTTCAGCATAGATTTTATTCCAGCGATCGGCGGCCTCTTTCTTGCTGGTGATTTCGGTGAATGTGTGCTTGATAACTCCTTTTGGATCGAAAACCAGGAAGGTTTTATCGTTAATTACTTCCTGGCCGGAATAGTTGAATATCTCCGTAGTTGCGAGGAAATGCTGTACGAGGTAATCGAGATACTCGGCGTCGAATTCGTCGGTTAACTCAACTCGGTATTGTTCATCTTCCGCCTTCGGCCCCTTTTTCCAGATCTCAATATTTAGATCGCCCCAGGGCATACTGCTGTCCAACTCGTATTTTTCCTCGAACAACCCCGCTTGCTGTGCTCCCAGTTTATCGACGTCTACCCGCTGCACCGTGCCTGCTGGGGACATCATCGATCGGTAGGTTACCGCGTTGCCGGTTCTATCCGTCATTGTGCGAGTGGGAGAGGCGCCCCAAATTTTGCCGCTTCTCAGGTTGACATAATACTTTTCGACGTTGACCATATCCTCAAACGGCTTGCGGTTGCTCGGGGTGGTTATGTCTAAGCGGATATAACGAGTCTTTGCTCCGGTGGCCTTGTCGGTGTTGACAGTCCGATCGTCTGTTTTGACGATATTTAGGGCTCTGATGGTTTCGATACCGACATCCAGCGTGCCGGCCGCGGCTGCAGCATCGATCAAAACGTCGATACGGTCCGACCATTCTCCGAATATTTTATTCTGCCATTCTATTTCCATGGTCAGAAGCCGGTTCATAAACTGCGTGGCAGGCGGGAGGGTTGCAAGCAAGTTCCCGTCCGTGTCGGTCAAAGATAGTGCGGTTTGCTCCTCGAAGTCTGAAAGGGTGATCGACGAAGATCCATCAACTATATTTCTATAAAGCTGATTGAGCGCCGAGGCCGCGTATCCGCTTTCCAGATTGTCGCGGGCCTGGAAAATTCCCTGGCTGCCGGTTTGGCGCTGGCCTTTGGTGAGACTTCCTAATTGATCCAGCCGGCGTGCAATGGAAGATATAAACCGTTTTTGACCTTCAAGGTCGGTGGTTATCAACCAGTAGTTGGGCGGTTGCTTCTGATTGCTTCGGTGGGACCGTCCCAGGCCTTGAATAGCCTTGTCAGCTCTCCACCCGGGTTGGACTAAATAATGATCCCGCTTTCTCTGATTAATTCGGTCCAGGTCGGCATGGTAGGAAACCCCAGTCCCGCCTTTCTCGGAAAAGACAAGGATCTGCTTTTCGTCGTCCATGAAGGCCGCGACGTCTTTTTTGACCGAGGAATCGTTCCTCTTTTCCTCTACGAGTTCTCCGTTTTCGTCATAAACCAGCCGGACTTTTCGGCCCGTCACCTCGGCCACCTTATCCGTGCCGAAATGGTGGAGAATCATGTCAAGCGGGCTGCCTGGGACTGCGATCGCTGATATTCGCTGGATGAGCTCTTGCTTTTTCCTCAATGCCTCCCGATTGATTACCGGGTTACCCTGGCTGTCAACCATCGGCCTGCTGGCCTCGTTGCCGTTTTCGTCAATGTAATCCTCCCATTGCTGGGTGGGGAATCCTCTTTCGATGTACTCCAGGAGCGCCGCCTTCGGCCCCAGCTCCATATCTTCGAGTTCTGCGTCCTCATCACGTGAGGCCAAGGCGCGTACAAGCTGATCGCCGCCATGGTTTACCAGCTGCAAAACGAGCGCGTGGCCTTTTGCCAGTTGCGCCTCCATGTGCTTGATACCGGTGCCCATTTGCATGGTGGTAATTAACTGGTTAAAAAATCTTAATTGCCCGCCCCAAAATTGAGACTTCATCCGGCCTACGGATTGCCCGTCATGGTCCTGTCCGGTTATTCCCAGGGCATCCTCCAGATTAGCCAGTACTAAGCGCCAGGCGCGGGCTAATTCGTCGTATTTGGCGCGTTGCGTCTTGTCTAATTTGTGAACCAGTTTATTATGCTGCACGCCGTCATAAGAAAGAGTCGGTGCCAGATACAGGCCTCGGGCTTTCAAGTCGCGTGCCACCAGCTCCATGGCGCTTAGACCGCGGGCGTTGATATCGGTAATAAATGCGCCTTTATTGGGAAATGCCGTGCCTTCGCCCCAAAGTCCCAGGCGCTCGGCATAGGCCAAGTTACGGACCTCGGTGGCCGCTGTGGCGGAAACATACAAGATCCTCGCATTTGGTAGCCGGTTCTGGAGCATTATTCCCGCCATGGCCATATCAGATGCGTCGGTAGTTCCCCGGTCGGTCTGCTGCTGCAACGAGTTGCTCATATTGTGGGATTCGTCAAACGCGATAATGCCGTCGTAATCTTTCCCCGCCCATTTAACTATTTGATTTATGCGTACTCGCATATTTCTCAGGGTTGACGGGTCGTTTTCGTTGATTTTCTTGAATTTCGAGGACAATGTTGAATAGGTGGTAAACATGATCCCGTCTCGGTCTGGAATCGTGTCTCCCGGCTTGGTTTTCATGTAGAAAAGATTATCCGCACCCTCTGCCCAGCCTATTCCGGATTCTACTTTTCGAGCTGGATCGAATCCTATATCCCGCTTGGCATCGTTAAACAGCTGCGCTTTCTCGGATATCCAAATAGCTTTTTTCCGGCCTCTATTCCAGTTATCCAGGATAATACTTGCAATGATTCGGCCTTTCCCCACTCCGGTTCCATGGCCGGCAAAAAATCCGCGCCGTTGCCCATTGCGTAAAATACCATCATGGGCCTGGCCGGCGTAGACAGCGGATTCTAATTGGGCATCAGATGTCCTACCTTCGTCAATCATCTTTTGGGGAAGTCTGGGCTTGTAGGTGGCAGGCGGCGGGTTGGTATCTCCCAGGGCGGCCGATTCGTCAAGCTGGGTGGGATGTTTCTTGGCGCCCTTGATCTTAACCGTTGGTACATAACGCTGATATAACTTTTCCTTGATCTCAGCGACTTCCTTTTCCGCCTTTTTAAGATCCAGTTCCCCTTGGGCGCTCGCCTCTTTTGGCGAGGGGGGCTCGAGGTCTGGCCGATCGTTCTCGTAGAAATGCAATACCCAGTTTTTAGCGATATTGATATCTGTAACCCCATTGGCCATGAGGTTGCGGAGCGCGTCTTTTATCCATTCGTGGGCACGTGCTTTTAGATCCTTGGCGCCCTCCATGAAATTGGCATATTGCGTGGCAAACTTGACCTTGGCCTTTGCGTAGATCTCAGGGAGCATTAAGGGAGCGGTTGCCGGCTTCTTTTCGCCACCATAGGGCGCCTCGGGCTCTTTTACCTGATTTTTGGCATTATTAATCAGATCGGCAATATCGCCATAGTCGCCGCTACCCGGTTTTTTGGGTGGAGCGGGAGCGGGTGGTCCGCCCATGGGCGCGAGGGGTGGTCCAGGTTCAGGGGTTTGCGGAGGTTTGGTTTCGGTTTTCTCGGCTTCGAGTTCGGAGACTACATCGTCAAAGATATCCGAAATATCATCTAACGATAGGTCTCCAGTCGTTTCGGGGGGTAACTGCTCTGGCTCTCCGTCGCCGCGCCGTGGAGTTCCTCCAGGAGGATGTCCGCTTGTTCCAGGGGGTCGCTCCGGAGGGGCTGGTTGTTCAGGTCCAGGTAATTGATCACGTGGGCCGGCTGGTGGTCCAGGAGGTTGTTCAGGAGGTGCTCCAGGCTCTCCGACGTCTGTGTCAGCTTGATCTTTCCCGCCCTTATCGCCCAGATCAGAAGGCTTAGGGCGTGGAGATGGTGGTCCGGATGGGGGGCCTTCGCCTTTATCAGGAGTTCCCGGCAATGGCGGTTGAAGGGTGTCTGATTCGCCTTTTTCGTCAGATTTAATCGTTTTTGGTCGATCATTTCGGATACTCCTTAAAAGATCGGGCAACGCTCCAACGGTTTCAACATCAGCGACAACAGGATCATATCGCGTTGGGCCGGAATTGTCAATGATGATAAGTCGATTGTCGAATGTTGTCCCATATTTACGGTATTCGTCGCCGCTGATACCAATATTAGCACGGACATTATACTCTTTTTTGATAAGTGTCCACCATCTACGGAAGGTGGGCGCGGTCATGTCCATGCCGCGGCCCACTATTGCCACCAGGCGCCCATTAGGCTCCAGGCGCTTCAATGCCTGATCGACGTGTTGAGCGCCATAGGCCGTGGCGTTTCGTTTAAGCCTGCCGGCCGTCGAAGAAAAAGGCGGATTCATCACAACAACGGTAGGTTTGACATGATCCGGTAGGATATTGTTAAGCTGGATAGCGTCTTCTCCAAAAACCTCATTGCTGATATTAAGCAATTCCAGGAGTTCACGCCTGCGGTTGCTCAACTCGTTGGTGTAGATTTCCTCCGCGTTGGTCATGCGTCCAAAGACAGCAAGCCCACCGATCCCGGCCGAGGGTTCCAGGTATACGTCATTGTTCCCAATGGCTGCTACCCAGTTAGCCACATAGGCGAGAAATGGCGGTGTTGAATATTGTTGGTATTCAATCTGCTCGTTGGTACGCTTACTTTGAGTCGGTAAATAATCAACCAGATCTTTTAATTGGTCGATGATGGATTCTGGGGTCCTTTTGGAAGAATTCGGACCTTCTACAAACCGAAGATATTTCAGGAGGTACCGGTTGACACCCAGCTCCATGGCGTCGTAGGCGTCGCGAGGCGTATAAGCTCCCTCCGCCTGGGTACCACCGAAGAACTCATCGGCTTTCTTGAAAAGCTCTCTCCAGGTAATTGTATAATCGGGGCTCGGGTCCTCTGTGATCGGCGCGAGGGCGTCGACTACCCAGTTAGCAAGCCGGCCGGAATTCTTGGTCTTTTCCGAAAGCTCCGGTTTGTTCATCTTGTCCCTCAGACGGCTTGTTCCTTTTTCCTTGCGCCTAACCGATAGGCCTTTGGCAAAGAACCGTTCTGCCCGTCCGCCTCCCAGGGTGCCCACAACGTCGTAATACAGATCGGTCCCCTTTTTAACCGCGCCGATCTCTTTTGCCCATCCAATAATGAATTTCTTTTCGAGCTGGTCAACCTTGTGGCCGGATGCAACCCCAACGGCTGCCCAATGAGGATCTTCCTCTTTTTTCTTTTTGGGCTTGGGCTCGGGAGGTGGCTCTACCTTATCTTCAAATATCGGTTTGCCGGCATTTTTGGCCTTGGCGGTCAAATCGTAATGGTGAACCATGATAGCCGCTTTAACCGAGGCGCGTCGGACTTCGAGAACCTTCTTGCGAACCTTGACGGCTTTTTTAAGGCCTTCGAGTGGCGTCCCGCCCTGCTGGATATTAGCAGCTATCTCTTTTTCGAGCTGCCCCTTAATATCCTTGCTCAAACCCTTATTTTTGCTTAAACACTTGAAAGGATCACTCAATTTAGTACCCCACTTGTAAGCACTTGAATTAGTATTTCCAGCATTTCCTCATCTTCCTTCTTGTAATACTCTCGGCCCTTTTCTCTCAGTAAATCTTGCAGATCCCACACGCCGCCAAGTTGCCCGCCGCCTCGATATTCCGGTTTTTCCTCGATTTCGACCAGGGGCGCTATTGCGGGCCCTAGACCGTAGGCTAACAATCTGCTGGCCGAATCTCCAAGGCCTTGCCCTGGGAGAAGATTATACACTGTTTGCGAGCTCCTGGGCCAAAGCGCCGGCCGCCAAGTCCGTTATTTCGTCGCCGGCGGAATCTTTGAGCGCCTTTTTCAGGATCACAACCAGCCCGTTATCGCTGAAAACTTCCAGATACCAGGTAGAGCTTTCCTTGACCAGTATCCGCTTGTTATCGATTATCCTGATCTGATACGCGGTCCTGGAGTCAATATTTGTCAGCTTGGCGCTTTCCTCCGCCGTTAACCCGGAAGTGCCGACTTCGATAATACCGACCAGGTCCGAGACAGACTGGGTAATGACCACATTATAATTACCCACCGTCGAAACAAACGGGTTTGACCCATCCCTTGTAAACAGATTGCCGACGACTCGTAACCAGTGATCGTCTTCATAGGGCCGGACCTGCCAGCCGCCTTCGAGAAAGAAGGTTTTGCCGACTTGCCCGCCTGGCTTCGAGTCGCCACCAGTGGACCCCATGAAAAACTTTAGTTTATGCAGATCGGTTTCAATCAGCCAATCCTCTTTACCATCAGAATATAGATCGGCTTCGACATCGATATCGACAATCCAATCAGAACCCACCAAGGTAGGGGCTTCGTCGATCTGGACGATTAAATTAACCGGATCAAATGTCACTTTTTCGCCCATTATTACCCCTTATATTCTCGCTCTAAGATCTTCATGCGAGCTGCCACCTCGGCCGGTGATGAATCAATGGGGATAGCAACCCGTTCCATAACCTGATCCCATTCTTGCCAGACAGACATCAGCCGGTAGACAATCATAAACGGGTTTTCCCCTGTGATATCCCATTTGTCAGCAAACAGATCCCAGCCGCTGAATCCCCCCAGGGCCTCCACATATTCCTTGAATCCCTGGGGAGCGTCGCTGGCCTCCGCGCCTCCGGTGGCTTCGGATCGGAAACGATAACACCAATAACGCGCCATTTTTTTGAGCGTCCGGCCTAACAGCTTTTTACGCTGCAGCATCGCCTTATCATGCGACGGTCTGAGGAGCTCGCCCTCGTAAAGGACGAACTTCTGTTTTTTCTTGGCCATACACCTAACCTCCTGTTAAGTCGGATTCGCGTATGTCAGCTCATCGGCCACATTGACCGGAAAGTTTAGTCCGGTTGTGCGGGTGATGGTGAATTCGGCAAAGTCGATTTCCGCCCCTGGGATACCCTGGGCCACCACAACCACATCAGCATCCGAGGCCGCGTCACGTCCGCCCTGGATGTTGCCGTCATAGTCAAAATCGAAAGCAACGCTTTTTGACGTGATCTCTCCAGAGATGTCCGTATCCCCGTTATCATCAACCACGATAGCGCTGAGGGTATCATACGGCTGTTCTTCGAGAGTGACCGTATCTCCGAGCACTTCGTCGATCTGGGTCCGGCCCTTTGAGTCGGTGTAAGCGACTGAACTTGCGCCCCCGGCCGCCGTCGCCTTTTTTACTCCATTGTTATCGTCATTGGTTAAGAAACCGGAAACGATGAAGTAATCGTCCTGGGCGATATTAGACAGGTCTGCAAGGGTGCTCGTTAAGTCCGCGGCCGCTCCAGAGGCATTTTCAACGGCAAAATCCGCCTGGGTTTGCTCGCGGATATTCTTGAAATACATCCGGAAAAGCGTATTGGCATCCGATTCAGCCACCAGGTTATCAGAAAAAACCATATTGCCGGCCGCTGTAAACGGATAGGTCCGCTCGGTTGACGTAATGGGCACGTCCTCGCTGTCAAGGCCTGCGTCGACTGTGATGTCATGCAAAACAATCTCATTGGTAATATTGGAGTCAAAATCATCGAAATTAACCCCAGGCCATGAGTGAAGAACGTCACCGACATAGTACGCCAGCTTGGTAGCCACGGCGCCGTTGACGGTCCCGTAACTATCTGTGTCCGGATCGTCATTAATATCGGCCGCCTTTCTGAGTCTCTGCTGACAAAACTTGTAAATTTCGTCTTTGTCCGGTTCGCCGCTTCCACCGTTATACTGCACGGCCCGGTTAAACGCATAGTAATTGGTGCCTATTTGCCGCTCGCCAGGATAGATCTCCCAGGTGGCCGATCCAACAAAAGAACCCCATGCTCCACCTTCTCCACTGGTTATATCACCAGCGCCGGTACATCGTGCCCAACGGCCCACGCCGTCTTGAACAACATCGTCAATGCTGTAACTTTGTACCGCCGCCGTCTCGAATAGCGCCCCCTTGTAATACTGGAGCTCCATGTCCTGATACGGATCATTGGCGCCGTCGATAAAGGCTTCGGTAGTGCCGGTATTCTTAATGTCCGCCGCATTAGCAAGAGGCGCCCGGTAGGCAATATAGGTAAGAGCTGAGAACCCCTGTTCGACCAGCAAGGAATAATCAGAATACGTCATCTGCCATTCGCGGAGAAACAGTTTCAGAAAGTCGCGATAGTCAGCTGATGCGCCGTCATAGATCTGCACGGCCTCATTAAGCGGTCCGGTTTTGTCAAAATCGGTGGTTGTCTGGTCGAATCCTTCGACTTGCTGGTAATTGCCCTGCTGGGTATCATCGTACTGAGAACCCAGGGAAATCATACAGGCATATTCAGAATCATCGATTTCCTGCCAGCCGGCGTCTCGGATTAGATCCCGCGTCTGGGCATTGGCAGGCTGCCAGCCATAGCGCCAAATAAACTTTGCTTCATAAATTGCCTTAAACGGGAATTTGAATTTGTTCAAGGTCGCGTTCGTTTTCCATTCCTCTTTTAAAAAGGAATAAAGACACTGGTGAGTAATGCCGGAGGTTGATCCTGGGTTATTATCGTCCAGATCGCCGGCAAGTCTCAGCTCAATAGTTTTCGCGTCGGTGTCGATCGCGACTTCCTCTACCGTAGGGGTTCCGTCAACATCCAATGCCAAAGCATCTGGATCAACAATTTTAGCCATGATATGTCTCCTCTGTTAACTTGGGTTAAAAAAATTTACGTCGGGGATCTGAACAATGGGAATAGTTGCGTCGCCTTGATCCAGAAGGATATCCTCCAGAATAATGTCCTCGTAATCCACATGGAAGATGAGAATATCAACATAGGTGCCTGATGCATAAACGTAAATATACTCGTTTTCACCATCAGAAGGCACGTCCTCGGTGTGATCGATCGCGTCAAAGGCGCCGTAAATATCACACGACACGGCCTGAGTAGCCGGGGCCTTCTCCGACATCGTGATGGTTGTTTCATCATTTGAGACCACGTAATACCGGCCCTCGTTAGCGCCGGCGGTTGAAACCACCAACAGCTTGCCCTTGAATTCGTCTGGGGTCCAGTCTGCTGCGATATCCTCAGCAACACGATCACCCACATAAAAAGCCAGACCAGTTAGGGAGTCGTAGGGAGTGGGCTTTTCGGTGTACGTGACCTCTGTGTTTTCCTTCACGCCTGTTAACTTATGGGTAAAGCTCGCGTTAAAGGTAACTGATCCGCTTCCCTGAATATAAGAGGTTGATGCGTTCGACTGGATGCCGCCGGAAGCAAGATTGTTAATAACAAGGTCGCCGGACGCAGGTGTGAAACGAACATCATAATCATTTCCGGAGAAGGTAAGGCCCTTATAGTCATAAGTCCCTGCGACGGTGTGCGTTATCGCGTTGGGGTTGCTGCCCCCTGAAGTAATGGCGACAAACTGACACCTTTCAATATCAATACCGGGTCTCCAGTACAGGCTCGTCGCGGTCCCCTCTTTATACTCGGCTTGTGAGAAAAGAATATTTCGTAGCTTGGGCGCCCCAACAGGATCAAAATTCCCGCATTTAGTGACCGACCCACCGTAAAACAGATGATCTGAGTCATCGCCCATCGAAATCCCGCCCAGTACTCCAATAAACTGGGTGCCATACAATTTCGTCAAGGATGCCGCGTTATTGCCGCCGTACAGGTCAAAACTCATGTCCAGGTCAGGGTGGCCGATAAGAATAGAACCCGCGCGGCCCTTGTCGGTTCCTACGATAATTCCGTCTTCAAAAAGCGTTGAGTATCCAACGGAGTCCTCTATGGTTAATCCGGCCCACATTGAAAAATGTTGTGCATTAATCCACGTGCTGCTTTCACTATAAAAATAGGTGGGCGCCCATTTCACGATGGGGGAGGAGCTCTCCTGAATAGAGACATTAGCGCCTTGCGTCGAATCTCCAAAATAGAGATGCCCGTAAACATAGATAATGCCTTCTCGCTCCTGAACCATTCCCCAGCCTCGACTGGCGTAATCGGTGCACCAAGCAACGATGTCCGCCCATGGGGTTGTGGATGATCCAGTAATTCTAAGACCTTTGCCCACTGAAATTTGATCGATCCAGAGGCTTTCCGCCCGTATAGATGCAGTGGTTTCGATCCATATTCCAAGAGTTCTAACCGCGGAGGTGACCAAGGTCCCACTCTCTCGCGAGGGGTTCCTTGTCGGATCAATAACAAACAGTTTCCAGCCACCCGTCCAGCCGTTCGATCCGTCGCTTCCTGCAATCGTAAAATCTTTGTAATTGCTCGTCCCTGGGGAATCGCTTGAAACCCTAACACAAAGCCCGTAATTGCCAAGGGTTTCGAGCGCGGAGAAGGCCGCCATATTCACCCACATATAGATTAACTGTTGGTACTCATTGCCTCCAGAATTGAAATTTAGCTCGTTTCCTGAACCTAAATCGTATTGCTGAAATCCACTTTTGTTGGCGTATTTCCCGCCTATCGATCCACTTCCAACCAGAAAAACATCCGGGCTTAGCGTCATGGTTCCGCCGCCCTCCTCGGACCATTCTCCGCCCGCGGTATCACTAAGATCGTCACAGTTGGCTATGACCCCGGTTCCTTCTATTGCAATGGTGAGTGCCATGTAATTTCCTTAAACCTGCTCGATGTCCACATACAACATTAGCCCATCCTCGTTTCTGACAGGCGTGCAGCGGAATTTCTTTTTTGTCTTATCGACTGGAACTGTAACGGTGATCGGTGGAAGTGAAGTTTCAGACTTCCGCCCCAGGGGCTCGGATACGATATCCATTCTCTCGGCTATTTTGTCGAGGATCTTGATATTCGCCGCCATTGCCTTGACAACACCTTCCATGGCGCCGGCCTGTGCCTGATCTGCTTTGAGCTTGCGGATATGGGGGCGGTCCTTTTCCGATACTTTCCACGACCCTTTATCCAGATCAGCAAGTTTGATGGTTTCCACCATTGTTATTTACCTCCAGTCAAACAATTCAGGAGTTCTTCATAACCTGAGATTTCCTCATCCAGGTCTATAAGATACTCGGCCGCGTCGGTGTCACGCTCTACTAAATCCCCGGTTTCTTGTACCCTAACCTTCTTGGTGAAGGCTATTCCAGATGGTTTCCCGGTCCTTCTGTATTCGGCCGCGACGTATTTAACATATTCCCCAGGAGTAAGCATTTCGGGCTTTGTGGGCTCGGGCGCCGGGGGAGCTGGAGTATCCTCCACGACAAGACCGAAATTAGCATCCATGGACTCAATAAACGTCCTCGGCGGAAACATGAAGGTTTGATCCTTGGTATCTGCCATAGCATCAGAAGCAAATCCCTTGAATCGTTTGGCCAATACTGGCTGGGTTTCGATAACCAGCAGCTTCCCTATGGTTTGCGCAATAGGTCCATAACTTTTCTCATCCCCAAATAAGGACCGCTGCTTTAAAAATTCCCGAATAGATAGATCGGCGCCCTTGGCCTGGGTGGCAAGCTGGAGCGCGTCTTTCACGTCGGGGGTGATATCCCATTGCCCTCCTCGGGCCTTAATCTTCGCTAAAGACGGCAAAAGCCGGCCGATCTTGTTTAACAGGCCTTTGGGCGCTGCTGATAATAGGTCCGGATCATCTATAATAGATCCTAATAGGGCCTTTTCGATAATGGTTTTACCGGTATCATTGAGAAGACCGACCTTTTGACTGACAAACTTATTAACATCCCCGGAAGCTACGACGCCGTCCCCTATCAACCATTGTAGGATCTCGGTGCCGTCCTTCTTGCCGAGGAGCTCACGTAGGGTAAGATCGCGGTTTGACATTCGCAGGCCGATTTTCTCGATCGTCTCCATGGAGATGTTTTTCCCCATAGATGCTATTTCGGCCTCCTGGCTCACCCCTTGCGTAAGGGATTTATTAAAGTCACTGGCCATACGGTGAAGGACGGTTGCGTTGACTTCGTCAAGATAGACCATCCTCACCAATACGGGTTTGCTCATGCCAGAGACAGCAGTTGGCATAATGCCAAATTTAGGAAGGGCCTTTGTGGTTAACAGGTTTTTGTAGGCAAATGCTTTTTTGGGCTTATCGGCCGCGTATGCCAGTTGCAGGCTCATGGCGCGGGAGTTGCCACCCAGGACTACTCCGGTTGCGGTGACAATCGGCGGGCCGTTGGTGGGTGTAGGATCATCAGAGAGCACAATATCTGGATTTAAATTCTGGGCGTTGGTGATAACCTTTTCTTGCTCGGCCGGATCGGTGTCGTAGGTACGCTCCTGGATGCCTGCGGGATACTTCGGATTTTTCTGGAATGTCCTGGCGTTGTGCGAAGGTATCAGAGCATCTGCCTCGATCAAAGCGTAATGGGCCAAATAGCCGCGCTTATTACCTGGGGTGATAATATTGACGCGCTTGCCAGTGATCATCTTTATATCACGAGCGCCCTGGACGGTCCCTTTCAGCTTCTTGGCTGCCCGCTCCTTGGTCTGCTTATCCAGCCAGTCGGCAAAATCGGACTTTCTCATAGCCGTCATGGACCCGAAACCTTGCCAGCCTTGCTCGTAATTGGCCATATAGGCGGCTTTTGCAGCGTCCCTGCTCCAAAACCCTAACATGACCTTATCTTCGTCCGGCTTTTTGGTTTTCGGGTCAACCTGGTGGATAATAAAAACGCTGGTGGTTTCCAGAGCATCGCCCATAAACAGATCTATTTCGTCGCCGTCCTTGCCCTCGGTTCGAGAGAAATACCCGTAATGATTTTTCATTAGGGTTTTCCACTCTTTGCCGTCCGCGCCTTTACCCCTGCGGTATTCGCCGGCTGGGTTTTCGATGGTGATGTCGAAGCCCATTACCTTAAAATGCCCCTTGCTGTAATTGCCGGCTTTCTTCTGGCCTTCGCTCGGATCGGTGTCGACGCTATCCAGCTCTTTTTTGATCTTGGCCGCGGAATCGGTATCCGGTGGGGTGGTCCGCATGGGAGCGCGACGGGCGCCGCCTCTTAAATACTGCTTTTTTACCCAATCGTCGTATTCTTTGGGAGTTTTGCCCTCATGCTTTTTCTTGAATTCAATCTGCTGTAAGGCTTCTTGCTTATATTTCGCAGGTACTTTGGAAACGTCGATTTTAAGCCGATCGAATTCCGCGAGCTGTTCGGGGGTGAAAAGTTTCCGCCCTCTTAATTTCTTTTCAGGAACTCTTTCCCGTTCACCTGGAGCTTGCTTCCCTTTGGCAACGAACCCAGGAAGTCCTTTGGGGATTGCGCCCCTTCCGGCCCGTTTACCTGCAATCTCACGCTTCTTTTTGTGCTCCTGGAGTCTGGTTTCTGCTGCGGTAGTGGTTTGCGCTTTGCCATAGCTAAATTGCACCTCGTATTTGATCTGCTTGCCGTCTGGCAAGGTTACGGTTATTGGATTCTTTGCAAGGTGAGATACTATACGTTTGTCCAGTATGTCGTCTAACCTGGAACTATCGTCAGATTGGACGATGAACTCATCTCCGGATATGTGATAGGTGTCCGCGTCGGTGATCTGCTTTAGGGCATCGCCAAAATTGATAAGGATCTGATCGCCGGTCTGGTGGCCGAAGGCATCATTAAAATATTTCAAGCTATCCAGATCGATGGAAGCAACATGCTTTTTCCTGGTGTCCTCGATGTCGAAAGCCTGCTTATTGCGTAGGCCTGTGAGATAATCGGTATTGAGCGCCTCTCGAAGCTCGGTCTCCGACATTTCCTCGGTGCGCTTTCGAGGCTCCATGCCGGCCATGATTCGACCATGCACGGTTTTTAAGGCTTCGTCGATGGGAGTATCTTCCTCGATGGTCTCTCCCAGGCGCTTGGCAAGCTCTTTTAGGCCTTTGCCTTCTCCACGAACCAAAATATTTCTTGCTGAACGGACGAACTGCTCCTCATCCAGCTTCTTGGAATTGAGATAGATGTTGCGGAATCCCTTATCCCATGCCGGGGGCGGGCGTTCGGGTGTCTCGCGTCGGTCCCTGGTTTCCCGGTCCAGGTCGCGACGATCGCCCATCGGCGCTTTTGACGATACTGCAGCCAAGGCCTTTTTAACCAGCCTCGAACCTTCCTCCGCTGCATCTAATTTAGCCTGAAATTCTGCTTGCGCTATTCTCCCCGCTGAGTCCAGATCCTTATAAGTGCCGTCAATAAAGGGTTTTAGATCCCTTTCAGCTTCCTTGATTCGGCCGGCATACCCTTCCGCCATGCCTTGCAGCTCTGGAGCGGACTTCTTAATCAGCCTCTTGTAGAACGGTTTGTCTTCATCGGCTCCCTCGCCTTGAAGTACTCCACCTGATGGAGGCGCTTTTTTGCCTGGTTTAACGGGAGGGGCCGGCTTAGGTTTTTGCCCTTGTGGCTCTTTACTTGGTACAGGTCTTTTCCCACCTTTTTTATCACCCGAGGCCTCCTTTTTAGGTTCAAGTTTGGATAGTTCTTCCTCCGAAAATTCCCCGGCTTCCTCCTCGGCATCGATGGACTCAGCTCCGCCGAATTTTTTCCCTTTGGTTTTATCCCGGATCTTTTTTGCTGCATCCTCCCCCAGGAGGATGTCTTTAGCCGTTGTTTCAGATCCATCGGTTAGCAGATCCTTGGCCGCGCTTTCCTTGCCTGCCCGGCCCGCTACCCCTGCCATGCCGCCACCCATGAAGAACCCGGCCACGGACCCTTGGGCCATTGCCTCGCCCACGCCCTCGGTTAGCTCCTGGTTTTCATCGACTAACATTTTGCGCGAAATGTTACTAACAAGGCGTTCCATGCCGGATTGTGGCATTTCCTCGAAAAACCCCTCCGTAATAGCTCCCTTCAGGAGGTTGCCCCAGAGAGACTTTCCGCCCTCGCCGCCGATCAGCTTACCCATGAAGGCGCCGGATGGGGCGCCGAATATTCCGGTCGTGAGTGCGGTTGGAATTCCGACGAAAGCGCCGGTGGCCATGGCAAGAGCTTTCCTGGCGTAGGCGTGCTTTTTCTCGATGGAGAGAGAATCCGGCATTGAGTTGAATATTTCGTCATAGGCGCGGGACTTGATAAGTTCCTCTTGCGGGAGGTCCATTATTTCCTGGTAGGCCTGGGAGGCGTTCTCCAGTCCGGAATATCCACCCTCCCCAGCTGCGCCGCCTATTACGCCGGCCACGGCATTGACACCGTATTTATTGACCATTTTATTGATGACACCTTGAACTATCTTGGGCGCTGCCTTCAGGCCGGTTGAGATAAGTCCCTTGGTGATCATCATGCTTCCGCCCATTGATATTATTGTAGACGGTATAGATTCTGCAATTAATCCAGCTATTTTCCATGGGTCAGTTGCCCCTGGGCCAAAGAATCCCTCCTCCTCGCCGCTTGCCAGAATGGTTTTTTTCATGCTGGCTTTCATGGCTGGAGTTAGCTTTTCGTCGTAATAACGATCGGCTTCGTCGCCCCACTCTTTTAACTTGGCCGAGGCACCGTGCTTGTCGGAAAAATCGCGGTAGCTCTGCATCATTTCATTGTCAGTCAGATCCCCATAGGCGCCGATTAGCTTTCCGGCTCTTGCAGCAGGATTGGTAAGGGAATTGAAGAATGATGCAGTTTTGGCGATACCAGCTGCTCCCTTGCCCATGACACGAGGAATATCCCACAAGGAGTGGCCACCCTCGTCAGGTTCGTCGATATTACTGGATTGCGGATCGTTTTCATAAGGGTCCGCACCCTCAAAAGGATCGTAGTCCACCACTTCACCGACGGAATAAGTGGAATCTTCCGAATCGGCCGGGGAGTCGATTGTATCTTCATCGTCCTCAAAAGGGTCGTAGTCGAGCACATCGCCAATTTTATAGGCCATGATCGTCTTTTCTCCGTTGGTAATAATAGTCCCAAATTACTTTACAATAGGCACATTCGACGTAGACAACACCCGTTCCTTGCCGCCTGGTTAGCTCCCGGTCACACATAAAACAGGTAGTAATCGAAACAGGGTGAGAGGCCGATTTACCTTGCCCCTCTACCGATTTTTTTCCGGATAACTGTTGGACCTTCATTTTCTCTCACCTGATTAAAGACGTTCACGCCGGCGCTGGTCATGTTCTGGTTGGGTGGCTTGGGAGTAGGCTTTTGTTTCTTGGGCTTCTTTTTGTCCTCGTTGCCCGTAATGGGCGCCCATCCCTTACCCTTTTTTATGTACCAAACACCGTCTTTACCTCGTCTGGCATTTGGATGCCCCTTTGGCCGGGATTTGCCTCTGTAAGCGTCTTTAGGCACTTTGCCCATTCTTGCCGTCCTGGCCGCCTCATCCTTTTTAGCCTTGGCCGCCTCGGCTTCTTGCTTTTCCGTTTCGGCTCGCTGCCTGATCGCGCTCGGTGATTCTTCGCCCTTGGCCTTTGCCATATACTCCTCATAGTCGATATCGTGTTGCTCTTGGGAGAATCGTTGCGCATTTCGGTAGCCGTCAAATGTGGCATGTTCCCACCCAGCAGCGTCCGCCTCTTTGTGCATCTCGAAATTAAGTTTGTCCTGATCCAGCTTGTTTTTCGCGGTATTCTTGGCGCTGGTGATCTGATCCTTGGACTTTTCGTGCTTCGGATTCATCGGCGCGAGCACGTTCTGGAAAGCCTCCTCGGTCGATTTAAAAACGGTAGGCTTCTTTTGACCTGGGAAAATAACTCCAACAACATCGGACTTAGGATCAAAGATAAACTGAGGAATATTGGTTTTGCCGGGCCTTCCCTTAAAGCTACGTGCCGGCATGGTCGTTCCACCAGGTCCCTCCTCTGCATCGACGGGCTGCCCCTCGGTGATAACGTCCTCGCCCTGGGCGCCGGGTGCCAATAGTGCGAGGGCCTCCTGGATCATCTGCGGGTTTCTCATCATCAGCCCGCGCTTGACATCCTCATAGGCTTGGGTCCGATCGGACTGGGCTCCCTCGCGCTCGAATGTTTCGCCCTTCTGTTCTCTGGTCTGCTGGCCGGTGGCCATGGATGCCTCATGGGTCTCCTGGCGCCTTTGCTCCTCGTTTTGATCCATTTCCAATTTCCGAGCATCTTCCTGATCTTTTCGGCGCTGTTCATCCTGATACCGGGATTCTTCTTTTTGGAGCAATTCGTCCTCGCGGGCCTTGCGATCCCGTTCCTGGGACCGGGTGAGGTTCTCAGATCCGCCGCCGCCGCCTACCACTCTGACACCTCTACCGCGGTTGCGGTTGGCGATAATACCGCTCAAACTATTGACCATCGGCATATAGCTTCTGTCTTTGAGCGACTTTACGCCGCTGCCATAGCCGCCTGAAAATGCGCTTCCTATACCCATGAGCTTGTCTCCTTCCGTTCGCTAATTGCTTCTCAGACTGGCGCCCTTGGCGCCGCCGCTTGCCATACTTGCGCCTTTACTAAGACCGCTTTGAACAATTCGCCCGCTGTGTCTTTCGTGCTCATCCTCGGAAGCTGATGCGGCCACAACAAAGACGCCTGCCCCTGTTGTTTTCTTCCTGGTTATCGCCATTGGCTTCCGCTCGGGCTTTTTTGGCTTCATACTGTTGTATCCAGACTGAAATGCTTTGCCTATTCCCATGAAACTGTCTCCTTACGTTCCATAAAATTTCTTTCTATTTGCCTGCGCCTGTTGTCTGGCCGCGTCAAACATACTCATCTTCGATCCGGTAGGCGCCGAGGACGATACCGGCTTGGTGGCCTGGGAGACTCCCAGCTGGGCCGCTCCCATCTCACCCCTGGGCGCTGCAACGTTTTGAGCAAAGCCGCTTGCAAGGTTACCCTGCTGCCCTGCTAAATTAGCCGTATGGCCTGCTAATCTACCCTGAATATCAGCCAAATTCGTTGATAAATTGGAGCGGGTTGTAAGCAAGCTGTTTTGTAGTTCCTGAATTCCGGTGGCCGCGTTAATGTTTTTGGTTGGATCGATCAACTCCAGGCCTTTAGCTGTTAGGCCTGAAACCCGTTCTTTTTCGTCCAGTCTGGCCTTATTGCCGGCCATTGCCTTATTTAGCGCCTCATCGTTTCTGGATGTCCGCATAAAGGCACGTGATCGGCCGGAAGTGGGGTCCACGCCTAAACCGGACATCCTCATAGCCTCGGCTTGGCGCCCAGCTTCTGACTGTGCCGCAACATCGCCCATGGCACGGCCGGAGGCGCCCTCATAATCCGCCCTGGTCAAGTCCATGAATTGCCGAGTCAGCTCCCCACGGTTTGCCATATCCTCTTTGGCGCCGCCGATCAGATCGCCCTTGATGCCGGAATATTCGGTTTTCATCGACTCCCACTCGGATTTCATGTCCTCGCCCATGCTCCCCATGGAGGCGGTAACATCCTTGTAAGCGCCTGAAACGTAATCTTTAGCGCTCCCCAGGCTGTTGATGGCCTCGTTATACATGCCGCCGGCTTTTGTCAGGTCGGTGTTCCACTGTTTGAGATACTTTTTCGACATCTTCGCAGCTTCGGCCGATACCTCTGCATTGCCAGCGGATTGGCTGTCCATGTTGGAAATCTCTTTTCTCAATAATTCGAGTTGGAGTTCTTCCTCCTCGGTCGCCTTTTCGCCCCAGGATAATCCGCCGCCCGGGTGTCTTGTTTGTGTGAAAGTAGGCATAGCTTATGCTCCTTTTTTCAGTATTTCTTCAACAGAGGTTGCCACATCAACCCGTTGGACTTTTTCAACATTGCCCTCCAGGCTGATGATCCATTTTTGTCCACGATAACCGCCCTTCATCTTAAAGATGGCGTTGGTATACAGCTGTTTGGTGAATTTCAGAACCCCATCAGCATATAACTTGAAGACAAGCGATAGCTCTCCACCGTAGGTGGGCTCGGCGGGGACCGTCTCCAGATTGTCGCCGGCAATGGGGAATTCCCCGAAGATATAGCCGCCCTCGTTTCCGCCTATGGTGCCCAAAAGACCGGTTGCAAGTTTGATGGAATTTCGCTGGATAAGCTCATCCCGGTCCGCGATTGTTTGCCAGAAGGCCGCCAAGTCCCCTACGTTAAATAGGATACGGGCCACCGATAGCCTGATTCGGCCGTCCATGACGATTTCCGGGCTTTCCCAGTACAAATCCTTAAATGCCTGGGTATCGTCGCCTTCCCACTCGTAAACTTTGTTGTCAAAAGCCATTTAGCCAGCATCCTGTTTATATGGTTTCCTGAATATTAAAAAACAGTACATCAGTTTTTGGATCGACGAAAAGCGCGGTTGAGTCCAGCTCGATCTCCGAGACCGATCCATTCTCCATATTGATCACGACGGCGCCCACGTCTCCGGCCCCATCGTTATAAAATGCAAAATAGCGCCCGTCGTGATAGGCGCCGATAAATGTTTCCGGATGGTAGGCCGCCCAATCCTTTGTGGTGTAGGCGCCCTTGGTGATAACCCGGCCCTTGCCGCCACCCACGTAATACAGGCCGTCATTAGAGGGAAAGGCAATACCGTTCTCGAAAGCCACCAGGCCACGCGAGGACACGCAGGGGTGAGAGTCTGCAAACCTTACCGGTGTCATAACTCCTGGGTTAGATCCCTGCACGATATAAGGATTTTGCTCGGTGCCAATTACCAGGCTATTGCCGACCGCTCCCATGGCCACAATGGGGAAATCCAGCGGAAAGGAGTATTTATCCGGGTAAGCATGGGGATAGTTGGGCTCGCAGAAAAACAGGTCCTTGCCGACGAAACCGGCCATAAACCGGCCAATACTGGTCAAACCTTTCATCGTAAGAGGTGGTGGGTACCAATCATCAGAAGGAAGGATCGTGCCGCCGGCCGCCTGTGTGTCAGTTTTGGTATCAACATAGACCTCGGTTGCCATGGCCACGGCGCCGATATAGTGGTAACTGCCAAAGACGTCCCCGGTTAAAATACGGTAAACTCGCTTTGTCGCTCCGCTATCAAATAAGATTTCTTTCTTGTAACATCTCCAGGTGCAACCATTATCATCGGTATCGGCATCGATGGTTGTACCCCAGGTCGGCTCTCCGCTGCCTGACACGCCGCCGTCAACACACATATAAACGTGATCGACTACGCCTGAAGACGGGACAATGTACATGCCGGCATCATAGGTCTGACTCGCTGCCCACTTGATCGTGATGCCTGACAGGTTGACCGTCTGGCCTTGCATGGCCGATACAAGATTACTGGCAGGAGACGGCGGACCCTCCTCGCCCCATGAGGTGACAAGCGTCCACTCATATCCGATTTCGCGAGGATCTCCTGTGCCGCCGCCGCCCAAAGCTGCGGTAAGCGCCAAATGAGGAATAGGCGCTCCCATGGGGTAGAAATTGATCGGGTAGGGAGGTGATCCCGTCGTCGCTTCGTCCTCATTGGTTTTTTTCGGAAGCCCGATGCCGGTAAAATATCGCCGGTTGGTCGTGTCATTGGCAATGGGACCAGGTAGGATATGAACCTCTGCCGTAAACTCAAACCAATACGTTTCCAGGTACCGGTATATGGTCTTAATCAGCGTGTCGGACTGGGAAAGAGTTGTGTCAATCAGCTCTTTTTTCCAGGGGCGCAGTGATCCCTTTTGCAAATTTGCATTGCGGGCCACCTTGGCCATGTTCGGCTGGAGGAGATGGGCTTCTATTCTTGGCTGCATACCCTGAAAGGTGTCTATTGATATCAACATTATTCTATCACCTCAGCGATTACGGGCGTAACTTCCCGGTATTTAAATTTAGGGTTAGCAAAAACCCTAATCCTATCTTCCGTCTGGGTTAGCTTAAATCGCACTCGTATGTCGATCGGTCTTTCCTGAACTCGAAAATGTTTTCTCGCACCTGCATTAAGTTCGATTTCAAGAGCGATTAGTTCATTAAAGATATCTTCCATGTTGTTTTCATCGCCCCCGCCAGTGATAACAACATCAGATTTCAGTTCAGCTCTCCACATTATGACATTACCTTTATCACGATGAATACATCTCTATTTTGGTGATCTCCAATGGGTTCGGAAATCCCCTGAGAGAAATATATTTAAGGTCAATCGGGGGAGAATAATAACTAAGGTCTTTCTCCTCCAAGCTCTTATAGCCTACATCGTTAAATATAAACCGGTCTTGTAGATCGTACACATAAAGCTCAATATAGGTCTGGCCGGTAAAGGTTACCCTGATCTTCTCTGGCTCCTGATTTGCGTGCCAAGTCCCGTAAGGGAAAAGTTCCAGGTCATAATACGGATCGGTGAATTCGGTGGTATATTTTGATCCATCCCAGTTCCCCAGGGAAAGCGTCCAATAGGCTGGGCCGGTAACATCAAGCCACCCGCTCCAGCCCGGCGCCGGCAACAACAAGTCATAGGTCCATCCGATATCCTGGAGGTATTCGTCGCCGCACGCCTCCCCTGTAATAATATCCCAATACTGATTAACCGCATTAAAGGAAATCCACCAGCGTTCACAACCAGCGGGACTGTTCTGATAAATTTTCTCGCCGGCATAAAGCGGGGACAATACCTGGTTAGGATTATAGTCGATTGTCCGGTTCGCTCCCCGCTGGATAATTGAGTTGTAATGATCCTCATTTGTGGAATTAAAGAGCAAAGCGCCCAATGGCCAAGCGTTTGCCGTGGTACCGCCCTGGCCGCGTTCGACTTTAAGATTCTCGTTCATTGAACCAGAAGCATCGATTTTGACCACTTCGCGATTGACCGGACCTCGAATTAGGGCATAAACATTTCCCCCTGGCCGGACAAAGGACTCGAAAACTTGCGGGCTCACCTTCATCCAAACATCGGAATCGGTGACAGCTTCCAAGAGGTGGCCAAGGGCCTTATGTGAGAATGATATTGTCATGCGCCCACCAAAATTAGCATTATGAATCTCCCCGCGTCCAGATTATCCCAGGTCCTACGCTGCTGGAGACGGCCGCCGCCAATTTGCCGTGGTAGCTGTCGTGAGCAAAAGCATAGATATTGACGTTTTCTAATTCCTGCTCCATTGTCCAGGTGTCCCCGCCGTCTTTACTAATCCACACTTGGGACTCGTAAGCGCTGCCGGCAAACACCCAATGGTTATCCGGGTTGTAAAATAAAGCGTTAACCTCGTATTGTGAGGGTGATTCAAGACTAAGATCCTTTATCAATGACCAGGTCTCTCCGCCGTCTGTACTTCTCCAAAGCTGGGCATCGTTGTAAGTCCCACAAATAATTGCATCGTTCTCGATGTCATAACACATGGAAAGTATTTGATCTTGCGGGTTGCCTTCATCCCCCAGGGCCTTTTTCTTCACCCAGGTATCTCCATCGTCCGTGCTGACCCACAACGAACCATCACCTTTGCCGGTCCCGCAGATAAACCGGCTTCGAGAGGAATCGTAGGCCAATGCTGAAACATCGGACTCCCAGGGGGAGGGTGATCCAAGATTTTGTTTCATAGTCCAGTTTAGGCCGCCGTCCGTGCTTTTATAGATCTTAGCCGACGAGAAGGTCCCCGCGATAATCGTATGGGTATCTGGAGCGTAGCAAAGCGTTGTGACTTCTTGATTAAGTCCAGTAACTTCACTCCAGTTTGCGCCGCCGTCCGTGCTTCTCCACCAGTCGCCATTTCCTCCTGTGCCTGCAACGAGAGCATCGTGATAGGCGTCATAAACAAGAGATCTGACTCGATCTGTACCGGTGTCTTTACTTAACGTCCAGTTTGCGCCGCCGTCCGTGCTTTTGAAAATGAATCCGTTGTACTTTGTGCCAATGAATAGATTGTGCCGACTGGAATCATAACAAAGGGAATAAAGCCACCTGATGGACGAATCGTAATCAGATAGGTTTTGCTTCTCGCTCCATGGGTCAGAAGCCATTAAAAGCTCATAGTCCCATCCGATATCCTGGTAAGTCTCGGCGCCGCACGGTTGCCCTGTAATGATGTCCCAGTAAGGATCGGTGCCGTTAAAAGATATCCACCAGCGTTCACAGCCTGCCGGGCTGTCTTGATAAACCTTTTCGCCGGCAAATAGAGGCGATAAGATCTGATTCGGGTTATAACTAATTGTGCGGGCTATCCCGCGTTGGAGGATCGCGTTGTAATGGTCCTCATGGGTGGTTGCAAACATCATCGATCCCGCCGGCCACACTTTCGCGGTGGTACTACCCTGGCCGCGCTCCACGGTAAGATAATTCGAGAGTCCGCCGCCCCAGATAGAAGCATCGATGTCGACTTTTATCAGCTCACGATTGACAGGACCTCGAAGCATGAGAAAGACCGACTCACCAGGAGCGGACAAAATAGCGCCATATTCCAGATCTTGGACTTGGACCTGGGTTTCCCCCGTCGTGATCGCCGCTGCAATATGTGCGACTGCTTTGTTAGTAAACCCAATCATGCGTGATTCATTTCCTGCCAAGTTGTGCCGGTTGTATGTTTCCACCAGCGCCCACTTGCCGATTGAAATACCTCCTCGCCGAAATAGGACGCTGCCAGACTTCCGTCTGGATCTTCTGTAACCGTCCTGAAATCACCCTTTTGCAAAAAGGAATTCAGCATGTCGCCACTCATGCTATGTCGAAAGTAGGCGCCGGCGGAAAAGGATTGAGGCGCCGTGGGGTGCCTGGTGACTGTGAGTTGATCGCCGGACCTGGCTGTAACCGTAATCCACTCGGATGTTGATCCTTCGACAATAACTCCCTCGAATTCCTCATCCGCCCCTATGGGTGGTAGGGTCGCGCCGTCGCCGGACTGCAATGTGATTGACGTATCCCCGGTGCCTATGGCACTATTGAGATATCCCTCTCCATTGTTGGTGAATTTAAAAGTCATGGTAGCGTGTCCTCGCGAAACCTCGGGTCTTTATCCGCTGAAAACCCTTATGTTTCTTTTGTTTTGCATCGATCATCTGCATTTCGTAGCTTGCCAGAAACTCCCCAGCCGTCTTTAGATCGGTCCAGGGCATGTCCAGCATGGATTTAAGCCGGCCGCGGGTGCCGTCTGAAACCATATCCTTGAAATTGTCCCACAAGAATTCTGGCACAACTATTGCGGTTATGTCTGGAACCAGGATAGCCCAAACTATCAGCCCGCCGGTTAGGTCCGCGTCGGGGATGTAGACAAGGCGGACCTTCTTTTCGATTGTCACAAAGTAGCGCTCCGGCTTATCGGTGGTTTTCGTCCGCCATTCCTCATTGCCGCCGATCTGGGTATCGTCTTCATCCAGGGCCGTTTCCGAGGCCGGGAAAATAGTTTTACCGTTAAAGGCTGCCCGGTCCGCGCCTGCTATGCTGGCGCCGGTGGTCGTGAGCTGGTATTCCGCCTGATCCATTACAACATCGATTGCAGGCAGTTCCAGGGTCCACAACATTGTCCGATCGCACAAATCCCTGCATGTGTTAACTATCTCCCGCCGAATTATCTTAGCGGGACATAATTGGGCCGCCGGAATCACGTCCGGAAACCATAGGTCCACTGAAATATCTACCATTTTTAAGCCCTCCGATACTTATTCTCTTTTTGCGCCCTAAGTCCTAAGTCCTGCAAGAAACGGCCATAAAACATCTGGCTCCTGGGGGAGTTGCCTGGCGTGTCGGTGTCGTCGTCGTAGGCGATATAAACCATGCCGTTGATAATCGCGCTTCCAAAAGTGTCATCGAAAGGGATAACGGCTAACTTCCAATCCCCGTTGGAATCCCAGATCACACGTGCCGGTATGGTGGTAACTCGCCCCTTCATGTAACCCAATCCCGTATTGGGCGGATAGACCATGAATTCCACCTTAGACTCAGGCAGGCGGAAATAGTTTTCGACAACGGCGGCTGGAGTATCAGCCTCCCAGTCGGGGAGAAGCACTTTCATCACGTCCAGGGTGGTCTCGCGGATCGCCACTCCAGGGACCATGCCGTCGGTGCCCATATTCATAATTGCGTCGACCAGTTCCACGGCATCGGCCGGGATAACCTGGCGCGTTGCAGCTGCTAATTTCCAGGTTCTCGAATCCGAATGAGCTCTTGGGACAAGGTTGATAATTTCGTTGATTGCCAAATGGTACAGATCCAGAAGGTTTTGCTCGGTGTATTCGTCGTTTGATTCATCCAGGATCTTGCGTTCTGCCATGTCGATACAAAAGCCTACGGTGGTTGTCGGCATTTGCTAATCTCCTATGTTTTGAGCATACCGGATAAATGAAAGCTCACCACATCGACGGTGCCTGCCTTGATCCGGATCGTCTCGGGGTTTTTGGCCGTGATCGGGATTACAAGACGCGCATAGGCCGCTAAAGGCTCCTCGAACGCAAGCCAGTCCTCGCCGGCTGCTGCGCCTGCTGCATCGGTGTGCGCTGCGCTGATATCCACGCTTGAACTCGATTGATTACAGATCGTTAAATTTGCGATAATCTCTGAATTACTCGGGACGGCGTAAAGTTCTTCCTCGGTTGTTGCTGCCGGCCTGCTTGCCGCTATGCGTCCATATTCGATTGTCATGGTCTCTCCTTAAATTATCGATTGCCAGTATGCCCGGGCCTCGATCTCCTCAAATTGAAGATGGTCGTGATTCAGGCTCGAATATAGTTCGTTGTGTTGATGTTCCAGGGCCGCGTACAAACCTGCGTGGTCATGGACGATGAGAGCATACACACCCTCAACGTCGACAATTTCAGCATATAGGCCAGAGTGGTTATGGGATAGGGCGGAATATATAGTGTCGTGGTTGTGGCCGGACGTTGATGCCTCAACAACTAGTTGGTCATTGCCGCTGAGATAGCTTACCAGCTCATAGTATGTAATAAACCTAAGATTCTTGTCGATGTGCCGGCCTTCGCGGATCTCCGCAATAGTTTTAAGAGCAAGCAGGATCTCGCGTAGGTCGGCATCTTCAATAAGAACATCAGGTATTGCCGGCGTCGGTGATATAATCGTCAATATCAAATCCCTTAATGTCGGGGTCAATTTCCGGTAAAACTTTGTCAATCTTTCTTGCGAGCTCGCGCCGGACATCGATTGGCCACAACATGACGTTTTCGCGGTTATCGTCGATGTATTTTTTAAACTGATCAGGTCCAAGGCGCTTAAAGCTGTTTAGCTTTTGGACCTTTTCATTCAGATCCCAGTCATAGTCGACCAGGCCACCAGGTTTGACCGACTCGCTCGGGGGGACCTCCTCAATAAGATCCTGCTCGAGTACCACCGGTTTTAGCGGTGGCCTTTTCTTCTTGCTTCCGAAAACCATGGACTCCGGATTGCCGCCCTGGGGGCCTTGGAGATCCTTCGGCGGTTTGTACGGCCGATAAGTGCCGTTGCCCATACCCAGCAGGCGGTTTTGATGCCCTTGACCTCCCACAAAGCAAACATGGTCTCCGGCTGCGTTTTTGGTAAACCGGTAGCGTACTTGCTCAAAATCGACAAATGTCTCGCTTCCGTCCGATCGCTTAATTAAACATTCGATAAACATAAAATAGGACCTCCTATCCTAATCGGGATTTGGTTATGTGCCCGCACGAACTGGGAAAGGAGGAAGGCGGGATAGCCCGACACTACCTAACCTGCCAAGAAAAACCAGAACATGCGAGCACGGTTAACAGCAATTACTAATTACTCGTTGTACTCTTTGCCACGAAAAAGGATCGATGCTTTGATCCTGCCGGTCGCGGCGCCGGTACCCGGTGCGGTTGTCACTTTATAGACAAGAAACCGCTGATTATCAACAGCGACCTCCAGAACCAGCCGCCTGGCCGTGTCCAGATTGTCCATGCGTGCCACTCCCGCGGCCTGCCCGAGCGTGTTAGTCAGAATCAGCTCGGAATCTGCGATAATGTCAGCTCCGCCCGGCTCCATGAGCGCCAGACTACCGACAAGAGCGTCCGCGCCGGTGTCCAGTTCGTCCATTTCCAGGCGTGCATCGATCGGGATGCAGCCAGCCGGAATCTTGCAGAGTTTGACGATGTCGCCGACCACAAGGGCCGCTGCCAGATCATATTTACCCTCTGACACATGGACCTCACCCGCGCTGTGAATCGAAGCCGGGGGATTAACGTCCTGGGCTTGGATGCCCACCAATATTTCAGCCATGATTAAACCTCCCTAAATATAAATGTTAATTGTTACCGGTTGTTTGGGTCAATTACGCCGGGGACTTGGCCGCCGTATCAGTCGCGTACATGCCAAAATCCTTGCCATTGAAAGTCACCTTCTTGACGGCAAAGATTGAGCTTGTGGTGATGATTGCCTGGTTGCCGTTGTCTCGGCTTTCTTCGTGCCACGAAAACCGAAGTCCGGTGCCAGCGGTACCAAAAGCCATTACCATGGCCTGCTCGCCCATGAATAAAGCCCTGGCCGCCAGAACCGCGCCGGCGCCATAATCAGAAAACCGGATAATTGACTCATGCTCATGCAATACGACGTTGTTGTACATTCCCAGGGTGCCTTTGAAGATGGGGGATTTTCGCCCCTCGGCGCCGGCCGCTGCCTTCTGGATGTCCAACCATTGCCCCGCTTCAGCGTTGGTCCTGACATCAAATACCTGCCACGGATTCATCAGCTGTACGAAATGGCGCTCACCATTAATCATAATCGGCTGAATCTTCGGCGTCTGGGTGTTGCCGTCGGTGCCTGCATCTCCGCCACCACTTCCGCCGCCCATCATGGCCGCAACTGCAATGGCCTTATCGATCTCGGTCAAGGACATGATATGGGCGCCAGCGTCCAGAACTTCGGTCTTATCGACGGCGTCGCCGGCAAAAGCAATGTGCTCGGAATCAGGTGCGGTAAACGGGTTGTTTGCAAACCCGGGGTATGAGGTGGGATAGATGAAATCCGCATTGACGCCGCGAGCTCCAGAGCCATACATGAAGATCAGCTCGTCAAAAGCACGCTGCCACCAGTCCGAGGACCGACGACGGGCAACTTTGCGTAGAGAGTGGATGGTTCGTTTCCGCGTCATGCGGCCGCCGGCGTTCACACCACCTCTCATTTGATCGATGTAAATCCCGTCGGTGTAGAATTTCAGATCTTCCTCTTTATTCTCCAGAACATCATCACCCTCGACCGGCTGCATTTTCAGCTGCATACTCAAATCAAAAGAGATGTATTCGCCGGCGTCGGACTCCAAATCCTTTAACTGCTGGATCGGCATGGAGGAGGCGTCGCCTTTCCCCATGAATTTCTTACTCCAGTAAGACTTTTTCGCAACGTCGGTTGCCAAGAAAGCGGAGTATTTCTTGACCGCTTTCGGATCGTTAAGACCTACAATAGTACGTGCCATTGGTAATACCTCCCAACAAATTCAGTTATAGTTAACAGTTCAATTACAGATTAATTTCCATTATTTCGGGCCGTCCTGGCCTGTTTCCCCGAAGCCTGGTTATAATTGAACCGTGCGGTTATAATTGAACCGCTGGGGGTCTTACCGTTTTTGCGTAAGCTGCCCAAAATGCCAGAATTGGACAGCTTACGCTCGCCGCTCACTTATCATCACGTATGAGCAACAAATAATTTTGTTGTTATGCGTCTTGATCCTCCATGGGTTGCGCCGTGGGCGGAGGAGGCGCATACTCGTCTTCTTTATTGTAATAAGGCGGATACTGCTGGTTATCGCTCACATGAATACTGACATCCAA